GCGTCCACCTGGAACCCGGTATCCAGTTCGATGAGGTAGTCGCCGGACTGTACGACGGGGGTTGCCACGGTTACACCGCGAAGATATCGAGGCCGATGTACCCAGACCGCTGGTTGTATTCGCGTAGCGCGTCCACGATCACTTCACCGGCTTGGCGAGGGTCCAGGCTCTGGCTATTTATGGTCACGTTTTGCACTGGTGCAGTGGGGCCGGCTAGGCGGCTCATGGTGTCGCTGAACGCTGCCGAGGCGCCTTTTATGTCCGCCGGGCGCTTGGCGCCGGCGATACGTCGCTCCGCTTCCGCTATGGCTTCGGTAACGCCTTTCAGGTACGCCTGGCCGTTCTGTACGCCTGCGGAGTAGAACTTCGCGGCCGCCGCTTGGCCGATCTTGTCGGCAATCTCTTGCGTACGTTCGACCAGTTTGTTCGCGCGTAGCACACCGTCGGCGCTTTCCAATAGGGCCGTGGCTATTGCGGTACCGCTTTCTACGCCTTCGGCCAACACTTTCTGCAAGGCTTCCTGGCTGATACCTTTCGCCAATAGTTCCTCGACAAGCGCCCCGAACTTTTCGGCGCCTTGCGCTTGTTCTTCTAGTTCTTCAAAGAACCCTTTGCCGAAGTCATCGCCGGCATGTTCGGCGGCCGCGCCGAAGTCGGCGTAGTCCTTTATGACAGCGGAAACTGAGTCGGCGAAGTCGTCGAACGCTTGCTGGGCGTCGCCTAGTTGCTGTTCTGCGTCCTGTAACGCCGTGGCCATATCGTCGCGTAGGGCCTTGGCTGCGGCTTCCAACCGTTCCTGCAGTTTCTTGGCGCGTTCCGCCAACTTATTCAGGCCACCCCCGCCGCCGCCAGGGCCGTCCGGGTCATCGTCGCCGCCGGCTGCTGCGTTCGCTGCGATGATCGCGGCGCTGAGGCGGTCCAACCGATCGGCGGTTCCACCCACCTGCTGTTTCGCTGCGTTCGCCCTGGCGGAAAGGTCACCGAGGCGGCTTTCCAGGTCGTCGAAGTAGTTCAGGGTCTTGGCTTTCAGTTGGTCGGTGATAACGGCGCCACCGGCTGCGGCCAGGGCTGCGGCGAATGCTGGAAGGCCGGCTTTGCCGCGCGTTGCGAGGGCTTGCGCTGCGCCGATAAGTGTCTGAATGCCTGCGTAGGCCAAGGCTATGGTGCGGACGAACTCCAGCACGCCTTCGGTGGCGGCGCGCATCGCCCGAATGGCAACCGGGGCGAAGTCGCCCATGCTGGCGATGGCGATTTCGAACGCGCCGGTGACACCTTCGCCGCCGCGTAGTTGGTCGATGAATATGCGCAAGGCGGGCACCACGTGTTTATTGACGGCAGCCACGAACCGTTCCAGATATGGCAGAACGATCTCGCCAAGTGCTTCGACCATCTTGTCGAAGCCGATCTTCAACCGGGCTAACTGACCCTGGAAAGTGTCGGCGGCGCCTGCGGCTGCACCGCTGAACTGTTTAGACAGTGCAGCGGTGGCCGCGCCGAAGTCCTTGGTCTTGACGATGTTTTCGTCTAGGGGCACGCCCAGTTTCGTGAGTGCGCCCATGTTGCCGGTGTATGCCTTGGCCAGTGCCAGGCTTACGGCCTGCAAGTCGAGGTTCGCGCCAACGCTGATATCGGTGGCCAGCCGTAACTGTTCCTGGGCGGTGGTGACGTTGCCGGTGGCGCGGGTAAGGGTTGCCAGGGCTTGCGACAGGTCGCCGCCGCTGACCGTGGTTTCCATCTCCAAGGCGTCCACGAACTGCAACGTGGCGGCGATCGCGTCGTCGGTGGCGCCGGTGGTTCGGCGTAGTTGGTCGCCTAATAGTTTGTCTTCGCGTTGCGCTTCGGCGGCCGCTTGCGCCGCCTTGAATAGTGTCGCCCCGAGGCCCACGACTGCGCCGGTTGCGGCAATCGCGCCGGGCACCAACGCTTTCTTCATTACGAACGCCGCTTTTTCGCTTGCGCTGCCTAACGACTGGAACTCCTTGAGTGCGCGTTCTACGCCCTTGCCGGCGTACTGCGTAATGATCGGAATGACTACGGCCACGGCTTAGCCTTTCACCAGGTTGCGGTTCACTGCCCGCATTACACCCTCGACGATTTCGCCAGTCTGGCGTTCTACTTCGTCGCGGTTCATCTCATACGCGGGCCATAGCACCCGTGACGCCTTGCCGTGCCGTGCTTCGATCGCGCGTATCATTCGCGCGCCGCGTTCAGTGTCGCCGCTACCGCGGCGCCCCGCAAGGTCGTAGAGTGTGTTCACTGCACCGGACCAGGTAACGCTGAACACTGCCAGGTTGGTGACACGTCCGGCCCACTCTCGCGGCTTCTTGCCCGACACTTTCGCCTTTATGAAGTCGTCGCCGCGACTACCTACCCACGGGGTCATCTGGTGCCCGCTTTTCGTTTTCCAGTTACGGCCCCAACCCGAAATCGGCGGCGCCTGCGGCACCTTGGCTTTCGCTGTTTTTATCACCGGGTCCACTACCTTGCGGAAGTCTTTCGACACTTCGCGCCGTAGTTTCGGGTCTATCTGTTGCAGTTCACGCAGCGCTTCTTTCAGGCCGACAACTTCCACCTTTGCGGATACGGTCATCGCCGGCGGTTCCTTTCTTCCAGGACTTTCTGAACTGTTGCCAAGTCTCTGGTATCGAAGTCTACGCCAGGGGGCCACCATGAGGCGGCGACTAACAGTTCGGCTAGTTGCCGTCGGTAGGCGCCGCGACCGTAGGGTGGCTTTCTTGCGTGTCCTTCACTTCGATCGTTTCCACGTAGGTGAGCCACGTATCGAAGTCGACGGTGGTATCGCCGGCGCGTTTTTCGCAAGCGTATGCCAGGTACGCCAGGTCTTCGATGTGGAACCCGGCCGCGAGATCGCCGGCGCGTCGCTGATACTTGCGCTCCCAATCCACGATCACTGCCAGCGAAGTTTGTACGTCGTAGGTTCGCCGGTCGGTGGTGCTGACGGTAAGTGTTAGCCGCATGGTGCTGCCTTTCGTTTTTTAGTGGCTTACGGGGCCGTGGTGTCGATCGTAAGCGCCCCACCCTGCAGGGTGATTTGCACTTCCGAAAGTTCGCCGAGGTTGGCGTTCACGATGTCGAGACTTTCCAAGTAGGTCTCGGCCAGTTCGAACTTCGGGTTTGTGGCGCTTTCGTTGCCGGTGGCGGGCTTTACCGATACGTAGCACTGCGTGCCGACCAGTGGTTGCAATAGCGCGTAAGTCTCGCTCGAGGCGTACGACATCAGGAACGTAAGGACGCAGGTGTGGTTCTGCAAGCCGGCGGTGTAGCGGCGGCCGTTCGAACCGAACGCGGTGCTTTCCAAGGCTTCGACTAGTTGCGTGAGGACGGCGGACTTGCACTGGTCGGTGATATCGGTACCGGGTGACGCTGCGCCGATCGTTACGACGGGGTTCGCGAGGTAGGTCGTGGTGGCCATGTCTTACTCCTTGGTCTTCGGTTTCTTGCTCTTAGTTCTAGCACCTTGCGGGCGCTTAGTGGTGGCATCGGCTTCGGGTTCCGGTTCGGGTGCCAGTGGTTCAATCATGCCGGCCGCCAATAGGTAGCGGACGTTATGGAACGCATCGTCGTGCACTGTCTCGCCGATCTTGCGGGCGCCGAATGGTCGTACTACGCGGTAGGTCACGGCGCCACCTTAGTGGAAACAGTCAGGTCGTAGGACGCGTACTCTGCCCCGCTGATCGTGGTCACGGTTGGCCGTCCGCCGGTCAGCCCGATATTGGCGCCGCGGATAAGGTCGGCAAGTTCCAATAGGTTCCGAACTGCGCGCCGGTCGCCCGGCCCGATCGTTAGCACCTTTACGGTGAAGTCCATCTGTGCCACCGCGTTAGTCGGCATGAGGAACGCGGGCGCTTCGACAAGTATGCACGGCGGGTTTATGTTCCGCGGGTCGTTGCTGGTCGTCACCCGTAGCCCGGTAATGGTTTCCAGTTTCGCGACCAGGTCGTCGAACCCTTCGTTGAATAAGTCGGCGGCGGGCATTACGCGATCGCCGGCCGGTTGCAGCCAAGTAGCCGAAGAACGTCGCCGAACGAACCGCCCACGGGTGCCCCGGTGGCAAGCGGGTCGAATGACGCGTACTGGTCAATCGAACCGCGAGCCCGGTAGTGGTAGCCCGCAAGCATCACGGTCGCAAGTTTCACGTCCAGACTTGGCACTGTGGTGAGGCTGTCGGTGTAGCCGCTTTCCTGGCGGCGGCGCCACGCGAACTGGTTGGCCGCCCCGACTGCAAGTGTGAGGAGGTCGTAATCGCCGGACGGGGCGGCCACGGTGAACCCTAGCCAGTCCTCGGCGTCGGCGTTCGTAATCCACGTGCACACCGGGTCATACGTCACGGTTCCGGCTGCGGTGGTGCGTGCAACGTCCGCGACGTTCAGGGCGAACGCCACCTGGTTCGGAATGAGGACCGCGGTGTTGTAGGTGTAGTCGCCCTGTTCATCGGGCCCGAGAAAGAAGAACTCGGGGCACGCCGTAACTACGTGCGTGCCGTTGAACGTGGCGTTGCCGCTGATCGTGATACTGACGCCGGGCTGTATCGGTGTGCCGGTCAGTGTCGCAACTACCGCGACACCGCCGGTCACTTGCCCGTGCGTAATGGTGTAGGCCGCCATGTGGCCGCCTTTCGTGTTAGAAGTCGAACCAGCGGAACTTGGTCACGTCGATGAACTGCGCCGCGAAGTATCCGCGGACGCTGATCTGACGGCCGAGCACGTCGGGCTTTTCGATGCTGACCAGGCCCTTCATGGTTTCGAAGATTTCGAACCCGGCGTACGTTCCGCCGGCGGTGCCCAGGGCGATGAAGTCGCCCGCGTAGTCCAAGCCCGGGTCTACGACAAGCGAAAGGCCCACGGGGTTGGCGACGGTGCTCACGGCCGACATTACGCCGGACGCGTTCATCGGGTTCAGTGTCGGAAACAGTGGCCGGTTGTCGCCGTCCACCAGTGCGCCAACTGCTTCGAACCCTGGCGTGCCGAGGATTAGGTGCGTCGGCATGACGCGGCCCGCTGCGAGGATAGCGGCGGCACCTTCGTACACCTTGGCGATGAAGTCTTGCGATGTGCCGTCCCACGTTCCAACCTGCTGCGCGCCACCGATATTGTTGGCGAACTGTGTGCAGGCGTAGTTGCCGGTCTGGATCGCGTACTGGTTCGCCATGTCGCGCACGATGATTTCAAGCGCGGCCGGGTCCGAGAAGTCCACGGTCTGTTCAGATACCAGGACGGTTCCGCCGAACGTGTTCTTGGTGACGACGATGTCGTCCACAAGCATGGTGGTCGAGGAAAGTCCGGCGAGTTCGTTCGCCTGTTGCGCTACCGAAGTGTGCGTGACGATCTTCGGACGAATGAACGTCTTGCCGCTGCCCGGCATCGGTCGCGCGCCAATCGCGGTGACAAGCGGGCGCAACGGCGCGATGTTGTCGAACGTAGGTCCGAGAATGGGCACCGGAATGACGCCAGGAAAGTCTGTGGTCGTCTGGTCGCCGGCTGCTGCTGCGATCGGTGCATGGTGCGCCTGGTAGGCGTGCACTTCGCGTCGCGCTGCTTCGGCTGCTTCGCCACCGCGAACGAATGCGGCCATGTATTCCGCAACGGTTGGCAGTTTCGTCGGCACGCGCTTCACTTCGGCCCATACGGGCGCGGTTGGTGCAGCGGCGGGCACTTCGACTTGTGTGTTGGCTTCGGTGTTCATATTGTCCTCCGTGTTCGTGCTGCTAAGTGCCACACTAGTGGCAGCGACTTGCAGAATGCGAGCATCTTCGAACGCGGGCTCGGCAACCACCGACAGTTCGCGCCACTTCGCCTTGGCGATCACCAGGACCCCGGCGTCGTCGAACTCTGCGTCAATCGGGTCCACCCCTACCGATACCGAGTCCAGGGCGCCGTCTTTTACTAGTTCCAGCACGTCATCGCCGGCGCGGCTTGCGCTAATCCGGGCGCTGAAAGTCATGCCTTCTTCGGTTTCGGTTCGTTCGGTCACTATGCCGATCACGCGGTTGGCGTCGTGCTGTTCCAGTAGGCGGGGGGCCTTGCCGTCGGTTGGCAGACTGCCCGCTAGGAAGCGAACCTTTTGGCCGCCGGACACGGTGGCTTCGGTGTCGTACGGTACGGCCAGACCGCTGATCGTGCGGCGCGGTTCACCGTCGCCGGTTTCGGCGGCAACGGTGACGCGGCCGGCGGTCAGGTTGAGGGGGGCTAGTGGGTTAGTCATCGTTGGTGGTCCTTTCGGGTGTTAGTGAACTGCCGGAACCGGCCGGGGCAGCATCGTCCGGCCGGTCCGACAGCCCGTTTTCTTCGATGTACGAAGAAACGTCTAGTTCGATGTATCGGCCGCGGGGGGTCACGCTTGGCATGCTGAAAGTCTGCTCGATGCAATCGATGTACGGTTTCGCGCCGAATAGGTACAAGTCTTGGCGCGCTTGCTGCGCGTTCTGGTACGTCATGCCGCTGCCGGCGGGTGCGCCGACAAGGTACGGCGGAATGTTCGCCACGCGCGCAAGTTCTACCGCCTGGTAGGTGCGGGCGCTGACCAGTTCCATCTTCGACGGGTCGATGCTGCTCTCGACCCACTCCACGTATTCGTTCAGCGCGGCGACGCTGCTGTTTTCGCGGGCTTCACTCCACGCCGCTGCAAGGTCCGCAAGGTCCTGGCCCGACATAGGTTCGCCGCCGCGTTGGCGAAGATATCCGGCCGGCACTTCCATGGTGGCGAACCTTTCGGCTGCACGATCTAGGCGAACCGCGGTGTTTATCGCGCGCGAACCGGTGGCAAGTAGTCCAGGTATCGGGCTGAGGAACTGCACGACGTCGCGGGTGTCGAGGCGTAACCCTTGGAAGTAGATCTGCGACGACGGCCCCCACCATTGGTACGGTCCGGACTGGTCAAGTGTCTGCACGTTGTTGGCGGGTATCCACGTGAACGCAACCGGAAAGCCTTGGCTGTTGCGTTGCGTTACGACGACAAACGCCCGGCCGAAGAACATCAGATCGTCGGTCAGGTTGGCGAGGAAGAAGTTGCGCGTGACGTTCGGGTCCGGTTGCATGAACCAGGTGTCGGGCGGCAGTTCGATGCGTTCGTAGTCGTCGCCGTTCCACTGTTTCGCGTATTGCTTTATCTCTAAGCACGACACCATGCCAACGATGAGATCGCGCGCGCGTGAGATCGTCGGAATGCGTAGCGCGTTTATTCTGTCGGCGCTGCTGGTGTAGTTGACGAAGTTATCGACTAGCGGGTTGCCCGCCGCCGCCGCGGCTATGGCCGTCTCCGGGCGGAGTATCTGTTCTACGACGGGGCGGGCGAATAATGGCACGGCTTTATCTTAGGCAACCCGGCGCGGGTTACTTGTGGCAATCACCGGGCGACGCACGTTGCTTTGCGGTTTCGATGCAAGCGCGGCCGCCCAGATTAGGCAGCGGCATAGTTCCACCGGGCCGGGTGACTTGGCGGTGCTGATCGCGATACTGCCAGGCGTGCGAACTGCGACCGCGCGCCCGACGTGTTCTTCCAGCATGGTTTCGCCGGTGTGAAGTACGCGGCGCTCGGCGATCATCTGTTTCACTACGGCGGTCCACCGGCTGATTTCTTGGTAGCCCACAATCATGCGCCGGTGGGCGAGGTCCGTCGGGCAGTGCGCGTCCAGTGTCGGCGTGATCGCTAACAGTACGCCCGGGTTGGCTTCCAGTTGCTTGCGAACCGCCGCCCAGAATGAGGGCACGGTGTCGGCCAGTAGTGCCACGGTTACGGTGGGCACGTTTTCGGCGTTCACGTTGCAGCGCACCGCGACATACCGCCCGTCGTCGATCGACACCTCGCAAGCGAGCACCCCACCGGGTAGCGGCCGCTTGTCGGTGCGGCACGCTTCGAACATGCCAGGGGTGAGGAACCCGGCGTCTGTCTGGCACCAGATATTGACCGAAGAACGTAGGAACCCGGCACGGTTCGGGGCGCTTGCTTCGCGTTCGATCGTGCGAAGTGTGAGCGTGCCTTTCGGGTTGCCTTCGTGCACCAGGGCGGGGTTGGCATATTTCCAGGCGTCGGGCGTCATCGGGTCCAGTTCCGGCGGTGGCGAGTATTCGAGTAGCAACGTGCCGTTCGGTTGGCCGGTGTCGATCGCGCGAATGGCGGCCTCCCGGTGCGTAAGCATCGCCTTGCTTTCTTCGGTGCCGGCCGTCGAGTAGAACAGTGCTAGGGGGTTGGCGACCGCGCGTTGCGTTGGCATGAACCCTATGTCCAGGGTGTCGGTATCTACGCCCCATAGTTCGTCCACGATCAGTAGGTCCACGCCGGCAAGCCCGTGGGGGGCTTGCGGCTTGGCCGCTTTCACTATCCAGCGACTATTGGCGTGCCGTACTTCGTTACGGCCGAACGTCCACGACGGTTTCGCCCCGAACTTGTCCTCGAGTATCGGCGCAAGTTCCTGGAATAGTGCGACCGCCAAGTCGAGGCGGTGCGCGGCGCTGACGATCTTCACCGGGCGGCCTAACAGTTTCGGCCATTCGAGCAAGGCCCACCCGATCGTTGCGGCAATCAGGGTGGACTTGCCGTTCTGTCTGGCCGTGCTGACTAACGCGGTGCGGTTGCACCAGTCGCCGGCCTTGTCGTAAGCCAACTGCCGATCGAGGGCATACCGCTGCCATGGCATGAACGTGACGCCGAGGTGTTCTTCGGCCCACGTTGCAACGTCGGGCCCATACGTGCCGGCGACATTCGGCACCGCTGTTTCCAATCTTGGCCGGTTCCAGTCGCGTTCGGCCGGTTTCGCCTTTTTCCTTGCAGAGACACCGTTGCATGGGCGTCGGGGGCAGAGCGGGGTACGGTCCAAAAGGGGCTGCTGTTTCTTTTTCCGCGTGCGCGTCGCTGTTGGCACTGAGGGGCGCTTGGCTTGGCGTGCGCGCGCCTTGGCTTGGCCATATGCCTGGCCTCGCTTGGCGTTGCACTTGCCGCAACTTGGCACCATGTTCTCGAGACTGTCGTCGCCACCGCGGTCGGCTTCGATCAGGTGGTCGGCTTGCGTTGCTTTCGCTTTCTTGCACCAGTGGCAGTTCGGTGCGTCGCGTAATAGTTGCGCGCGGTTCTTTCGGTAGGTCGGGTTGGCCGTGCGCTTGCTCATGGGGCTACCGCTGACGCGCTGTCGCTTGTCCTGGCGCCCTCACTTCGTTCGGTTGCCCGTGGGTTGCGTAGGCAAGCCACGCAGACGGGCTTGCCTTCCACTATTGCGTCTCCGAACTTTTCCGCGAGGTTGGTTTCGCCACACTGGTGGCATTCGCCGAGCCATTCGGTTACCGGGTACGTAGGTTTCACTTTCATGCCGCTGCCTTTCTTTCGCTGTAACGCTAGTGGGCAGAACTTGCCCTGGGCCCACACCGTCCGAAGTTACGCTCGGGTCACGCGCGCCGCGTGCCATGCGAATGCGCGCGGGCTTGCCCTGGCTGTCTAACGGCCGAACTAGCGAGTGTTAGTCGCCGAGGGTTTCCACCTGCACGCCTTTCTTCCGCGAGGCGTCGCGCCCTTTCGGGTCCTATTCAGTTGTGTTAGTCGAACCGCAGCGTTTCTTGGCAGCGTTTCGCAATCGTTTCAAGGTGCTGTTTGTCCGCTTCGATGCCTATGCAATAGCGGCCCGTTGCTTTCACGGCCACCAGGGTGGTGCCCGAACCGGCGAACGGTTCGAGCACCCTAGCGCCCGGGGCGATGAGGTTCAGGCACCATTCCATGACGGCGACCGGTTTCTGCGATAGGTGCACCTTGTCGGGTTCGATCGGGGCGCTGAACACTGCCGGGGTGTAACGTTCCACGGGTTCCTTCGGGCCGTTCGTAGCGTGCAGGACTAGTTCATGGCCGGCAGTGAACCGGCCACGATTAGGGCGACCGAAGCCCTTATTCCACACCCCTACGCCTTGCCACTGCCACCCGGCTGACTGTACGGCGTCCGACAAGGTAGGCAACTGGCGCCAATCTATGAACGCAAGCAAGTCGCCCCCAGGTGCGGTGATATTGCGGGCCAGGCTAAGCCATAGGTGCGACCACGCGAAGTAGGCGCGCTGGTCGCGGTGATCGCCGTCGAACGTCGAATAGTCGCGCGCCACACCGCTAGAGGCGTACTTGTCCACCACGTCGCGCATCTTGTCCGAACGCATTGCACCACCCGAACTGTACGGCGGGTCGGTTACTACGGCGTCCACTTGCAACCCTGCGCGGGCTTGCTGCACCATTACGTCCAGGGCATCGCCGTGGATTAGTTGCACGCTTTCGTCTTCGTAATAGATCGGCGCTTCGCCGTGCACGATATTGCCGGCCACTACGCGCTCTTCACGTGGTCGGGTAGTTCGGTCAGTCTGTCGATCACCTTGCTGGCTTCGCCTTTCGTTAGGTCGCGGGCGCTGGTGATATCGCGGCCGATAACGTCGGCACAGAACTGCCTAACATCTTCCGCCACGGTTAGCCCTTTCCGCTTCGCGGTCGCCCCGAGCATCTTCATCTGCGGTTGCGTAATCGGGCTGCCGGCGCTTGCCGCTTTCTTTTCGTTGCGTTCGCGTTCCACGATCGCTTCGAGTTGCTCTTTATGTGACGGCACACCGTCGAACGGGTCCGGGCCGCCCCCCACGACGGGCACCGGGCCTTTCGCTTTCGGTACGTAGTTCTGTGGTGGGCCTGCACGGTGGAACACTTCGTTCGTGCTTGCCAACTTGGCGAACGCGCCCGGCAACATCACGGCCACTAGCCGGCCGAGGGCTGAGGTCGCGGCGTTCATCTGTTCACTATCACGGGTGTACGGGGTATCACCTGGAAAGGGCTCCCAACAGTAGGCGACGGCGGGGTGCTGATCGTCGGGCGAACGCCATGCCGTTACCTTCACCTCGATGAACGTACGATCGGCCACCACCCGAACTACTGGCTCGCTTTCTACGATGCGGACGTCTGGAAACTTGTCCGCCAACATTTTCAGGCGGTGCGGAACGTCCACGTAATCATTCAGTTGCCAAGCCATAGGTTGCTGCCTCTCTTTTGTTTGGTGTTCGGAAGTGTAGCAAGGGGGTGGAGTGCGGCTTGCGGTGTGAAGTAGCCGGGGGCGCGCATGTCGGTGCGCCAGTGTTCCGGGGTGTTGGCGTCGGCCAAGTCAATCCACCCGGCGAGTACGACGTCGAACTTGTAGAAACTTATGCGGTGCACCAGGGCCAGGACGAACGGGGCGGCCTTGTCGTCCGGGTAGGTGATTAGGTGGCCGTTGAAGTGTTCGGTGCTTCGAACTTCCACGCCTGCAACATCGTGGCGTGTCTTGTCGTAATCGGTTGCGAACCCGTACGGCACCCCGAGGTGTTTCGCGAGTGCTAGTTCTCCTAGCCAACCGACAAGTTGGCGGCGTTGTTCTTCCTCGCTGGTCGGTTTCCAGGCGTGCCGGTGTTTCGCGCCAATCTGCTGCGCGTTACGACGTACCCGTTCGGCGTGTTCACGTAGCCGGGTAACTTCGTGCGGCATCAGTGGAACGAGTCGCCCTTTCCGTATGTGCTGCTCCTCATACGTCCGGTACGTCAAGTACGAACACCCGCCCACTGTTCCAAGGTTGCTACGGTGCTGCGTAGTTCTTCGATCACGGCACGCTGGTGCGTAAGGTAGGCAAGCGCCCGGCACGCCAAGCCCGCCGAATGGTGGTCGGGGCTATTGTCGGCCAGGTCCGCGAGATCACGCACCAGCGCTTCGTAGTCGTACCATCGGGGGCTCACGGCCAGGTACTCCACTGCGGCCACCCGCCGGTCTGGTGAATGAGTAGCGCCGCCGCCAGGTTCGTCGCCGGGTCCAATAGGGCTTCGCAATCGTCCGGGCCGACCGAACCGTGCACCGCCAGCCAACCTTCCGGCCAGTAGGTCGATCGTAGACACCACGTCGGAATGTGGATTTGCATCAGGCCGTAGGAACCGCCGAGGGCCCGGTCGCCGATCACGTCGGGTTGGCACGCGCTTTCGCGGCGCATAATACGCGCCAGGGTGTCCAGTTCTTCCTCAGGCCACCCGAGCGTCCAGGCGAGCGATACGAACCCTTCGCAAGTGGGGGGTAGGGTTACCGCGGGCGGGGTGGTTTCGGGGGCTGTACGGGGCTGTGGAGCGCTGGTTCGGGGCGCCACGGGGGTGGTTGGGGCTGTTTCGGTGCTTTCGTACACTGCCGGGGGTATCTGGTCCAGGTCCGGCAACGGGGCGATAATGAACGAAAGGCCGGTCAAGGCCGACAGTAGGACGGCGAACGTGCTGACTATGCCGGCGTTCATGCCACTGGTGTTTCGGTAAGAGTGTGCATGTCGTCGAGGCGTACGGGTGGCCCCCAGGTAGCCCAGTTATTTGAACGGAACGCCAACTGTGCAAGCATGGATCGGTCCTCGCCTTTCTTGCGAAAGATTTGTACCATGACGCGCTGCCCGTCGGGCATGGTGCCGGTGAATACTTCGTAGAAGATTACGACGGGGTCGGGGGTTTCTTCTGCCATAAGGTTGCTGCCTTCCTTGTAGTTAAACCCCGACAGTAGCGAGCGCCTGTTATGGGGTGGTGAATACCTGGCGGAATGCTTGGCGGACGGCCTTGGCGTCCGTAGCCAGTTCCAACGTGATCTCGATGTGCCACCAGTCGCCCGAGGGGGCGCCACTGAACGTCGGTGCGGTGGCTTTCCGCCACTTTTCGCGGTCACACTTCCACGATCTGCCGAACGGTTGCGGCCAATAGTCGATTGCCAGGGCTATGCCTAACGCCTGCCAGTTGGCCAGGGCGGTGCGCATGAACGCAAGCGACTTCGCCCGGCCGTCCGTAGCGCCCTTACGTTGCCCCGGGTAGTAACGGTACGACAAGTCCAGGGCCACCCCGCGGGCATGGTTCGACACTTGGCCGGGCTTGCCGCGAATATCGCGCTGCACCCACGTGCCGTTATTCCACAGCGCGCCTTGCGAATAATTGGCGGCTTGTTTCGCCCATTCTTCGGTGCCTGGCAACTTGCCGGTTGCGATCGGGTACGACGGTACGACGTACGGGGCGGGCATTACTTGGCGTCGGGTTTGTCTCTGGTTGGTACGAACGATGCGCGGTGCGGGTCGCCGAACTTGCTGGAAAGGTACGCCAGAACGCCGGCCAGTACGGGCATCGCTGCGGCCACGAACCCGGGGTCTACGTCATAGTACCCGCAAGCGTAAGTGAACAAGCCGAGAATGGCGCCCTTTAATGTCTGGTCTACGCCTTGCGCGGTGCTTCCGTTCATATCGTTCTCAGTTTCTTGCCGCCGAGGTTAGGCAAGTTTAGGGCACTAATGCGTTGATTTCGTCGTCGGTTAGACCTAACGCCGCAAGTTTCGCGCGACCCGATGCGGCAGCCGCGGCGGCATCTGCGGCGGCTTGCGTTTTCGCCTCAGCGTCAGCGTGTATTGCGTCGATGCGTGTCGCCTCATCTGGCGTAGCGTCACGGACTTCGTCGTCGATTTGCACTTTGTAAGTCATGGTTAGTTCCTGTATCCGTAGACGCGAATAGTTCCGCCTGTCCAAGTATGTGCGCCAGCCGGGGTCAATGTAAATGCGGTGTAAGATGTTGCATCGCCAAGCCCGCCTACGTAATTACCGTACACCGTTGAATAACGCACCGAGGATCTAATTTCAGTGGCTTCGGTTAGATACGGCGCCAATAAATCAAAACAACAAACAATGTTGTTGGTTTCATAAGCGCCTGCAAAACTAAAATAATTCGCATTATTATCATTTGCGCCAAAATTGCTGGTGCCAGCGTAAGAGCCATAACTCAAAAATCCGTAATAACCGGTTGTAGTTGAGCCAAGTTGCAACCTAATGGCTTCACTACCCGATGCAGCACCACCTGAAACAATAATGCGGTAGTTGTCATAATCTGCGCTAAACGCGCTTGTGACTTGCACGCTAGAAACTGCGCTACCGATTGTTTGCGCTTTGACAAGCCACAAGCCGACTGCGTTCATCTGTGCGGCCGTCAGGATTTGCCCGGCCGTGAAGTCTGGGGGTGTTGCCATGTTCTTATCCTAGGACGTTGCTGCTCTGCCCAAGTGCATCTGCCAGGGTGCCGTACACCGGGTCGTCCAGAATAAGGCTGAACACCACGGTGGTGGGCGATGTGTAGAACCGGACGGTGTGGCCTTGTGCGAAGTCGATCACCGCGTCGATGCCTTCCACGGCCATTTCTTCGGTTAGGGCACCGAACCCGAGGACGGTTTTTTCGATCTGTATGGTGTCGCCGATATCCACCGTGGCGGCGGCGTCGCGTTGCAGTGACGTGAGAAGGGCGAAGTTCGTGGCCACGCTGGTGAACCGGGGCTCGGGGTCGGGCACCAGTAGGTAGGCGGCGGCGCTGTCCAGTTCGCCCTGCTGGTGCAACAGACTGGAAGATATGGCGCGAGTTTGTATGAAGTAGGTGGTTTGGCTTGCCGGGTCGTCGTCGGTTCCAGTTACGTCTTCCAGGCTGGTGACGGTCGCCCGGTTCACGACGTGCGAGGCGTCGAACTCTATCTCCAGGTCGTTGTAGGGGGTTTCGGCGCCCTGGTCGTCGAACTGAATAACGGGCGCCGACAAGGTGACGCCGATACGTTCCTGGAATGTGAACACCCCGGTGCGATCCATGAATAGGCGGCCGAATTCTGCGGTGTCGTTGATCTGTTGCGCATACTGTAAGGCGTTCGTGCCTTTCTGCACCGTGAACGCTGAGGCGTGCCCGAGGTTCACGGTGCCGGTCGCGATGTTGCGTTCCGCCCCTGGAAAAAGCGACACTTCGGGTAGGTCCAATAAGGTCTCGAGGCGTTCGCCGGAAGTTTCCGGGGTGACGTTCCATTCGTCCAGGTAGCACTGCGCCAGTTTGTAGAACCCGTCAGCGGCGAGAATGTTCACCAGGTTGCTGCCGCCTAGTTCGAACTGGTAGTCGTAGTTCACTACTACGCCCACGAATAAGTACTCGCCTTCACGGCTTAGGCGAATGATACGCAACGGCGCCAACCCCGGCTGATTGTTCGCCGGGTCGTAGTAGGGGCTGCTGGTGTCGTACGGCGAAAGAATGCCACCGGCCAAGGTGTCGTCCAACACCACGGCCATGGTTCCAGGGCCGAACTGGTCGGTGTCTTTTCGGCGGCCGCGCCGATAGTTCACGCGCCGACAGTAGGGGGTGATATCGGCGAACTGTGTCGTGCCGTCGAGCACGTACGTGGGGCTGTTGAGTAGGCCGCGCAAGGTGTCGTCTAGGGTGAATGCGTCCACCTGGAACCCGGTATCCAGTTCGATGAGGTAGTCGCCGGACTGTACGACGGGGGTTGCCACGGTTACACCGCGAAGATATCGAGGCCGATGTACCCAGACCGCTGGTTGTATTCGCGTAG